GGATTACCAAACGCCCGAGGAGAAGGCCGAGAAGAAGGTCCCTCCATCCGGCCCCAGGAATGCGAGACTGGTTATCATCGGGGATGGACCAGGGAGAACGGAAGAGGAAACTGGCATCCCATTCTCTGGTCCTTCAGGGAAGTTTCTGAAGGAGATGATGCGCGAGATCGGGTTAGATCCTGATGAGGTTCTATTTGCAAATGTCTATCAAGTAAGGGCAGACAAGCTCAATAGAGAGGATATTCAGCAACATGGAAAGGAGATTATCAGCTGGCTGGATAGGCTTCCCAACGTCCAATCTGTGCTTGTCCTCTCTGAGTTAGCTGCTTATGCCTTAACCGGTAAGCGGGAGAGGATCTCAGACCTTCGTTCAAAGAAGCACCATCGGGGAGATTATGATCTCTTCATCTCCTTCCATCCCGCAGCCGTTATGAGGACAGGACAGAAGAAATCAAAGCTCTATCCCCTTCTCCGCCAGGATCTCATCAGAGCGGCAAAGGCAGCGGGGCTTATTGAGAAAGCGGAGAGCCCGGTCCAGAACCCAGCTTTCTACCCAGATGAAAACAAGCCTCATAAGTTCGTTGTTCAGGCTCATTGGAGAGGGAGAAGCGTCCACTTGGACGTTCGCCTTCAGCTGAACCATATCCTTGAGGGATGGACGGTCGCTGTTCAGACGAAGAACGTTAAAGAGCCCGTCCTCACCTTAGAACAAGCCAAACAAGCTTTCAAGGATCCTGATAACTGGAAGTTCGACTGGGAGAAGAACGAGATCCCTCCACGGCGAGTGAGGACTACAATTAAGGGGAAGCCAAGGGAAGTCATCAGGCCGGGTAATCTGCGGGCTTTCCCAAAGAAGGCGGAGATCCCGGAGCAATGGCTTAACATAGAAGGAGCCACCCGCAAGCCTGATCCCGGTGAAGCTCCTCCTGTTGGAGGGACAAAGAACTATCCAGGCGTGTTTCATATCGTCGACAAGGGGGCTGTGGAGTTTGGGGCGAGAAAACCTTGGTTCTTCGAGTATTTCTTCCACGGTAAGCGCTTGAGAGGACGATGGGTCTTCCGGGCTGTGCCTAGAAGGGTTGAGAAGATCATCCTCCCACCAGGTGTCAAGGAGGAAGAAGCCCGATCTCCATTCTACTGGGTGATGATGAAACCAATCGACCAAACGCCCTATGTTCTCAGCGATGACGCGATCAAGAAAGGTTGGCTGCCACCCAAGGGAGTATCAGCCCTACCGAAGGCCATTCGTGATAAGGTGCCAAAGGATCTGCGTTACTGGGAGGTCTCAGGAAAGGAAGCCTTGCAGAGAAGGGAAGCCCTGGTGAAAAAGCTTAGAGAGGCTCGGGGTTGATGGACTGGAGGATTGTACTGGGCAAAGCGGAAGACTGGGCAGTATCCTACCAAGGTGAGCCATTTCACGCTTTGCTGTGTGATCCACCATATGAGCTAGGGTTTATGGGCAAAGATTGGGATCGGTCGGGAGTTGCTTTCAAATCGGAGACATGGGCGGCGTTAGCCGAGCATCTGCACCCCGGCGCGTTTGGCATGGCGTTCGCATCGGCAAGGGGCTGGCATAGGTTGGCTGTAGCGATCGAGGATGCAGGTCTGCGAATCCATCCATCCATATTTGGGTGGACCTATGGGAGTGGATTCCCAAAAGCGACGCGGATTAGCGCCGATGGCAAAAGTGGGGCTTGGGAAGGCTATCGCTACGGCTTACAAGCATTGAAGCCTGCCCTGGAGCCAATCATCGTCTTTCAGAAGCCATACGAGGGCAAGCCCGTGGATAGCATTACTGAGACGGGCGCAGGAGCACTGTGGATCGATGGGGCGAGAATTGAATTCGAGGAGGGTGGAACCCTTGCTAGCAATCCATCTTTGAGAGAGAAGATAACTGGTGGCAACGGTGGACACATCAGTGCCCATAAGATTAATAGGAGATTTAGTGTTCCGCACGAGGATGGTCGCTGGCCCGCGAACTTGGTACTTGACAGTGAAGCTGCCAAGCGATTAGATGAAATGAGCAGACTAGGTAAAAGCGGCACAGCGGTTAGACGAAATGTTGGACGCAGCGTGAAGGCAAGGATTCAGTTTGCGAAGGGTAACAAGGGTGCTGAAATGCGAGGGGATATAAGCTATGGCGATTCTGGTGGCACATCTCGCTTCTTCTTCCGCTATCAGTGGGAAGAGCTGAACAGCGTTGATCCGCTGTTCTATTGTCCGAAGGCAAGCAGAAGGGAGCGAGATGCGGGGCTGGGAGAATTTCCTGCTAAACGAGCCGGGAGCTTGCAGGGAACACATGATGGCTCGATGAAGACAGGGAGTGGGAATGAGCGGAATCCATTTTACAGGAATTCCCATCCTACTGTTAAGCCGATCAAGCTTTGCAAATGGCTTGCAACGCTACTTTTACCACCAGCAGAATATGCACCGAGGCGTCTTCTCGTGCCATTCTCGGGTGTGGGAAGTGAGATGATCGGTGCCGGTCTTGCAGGCTGGGACTTTGTCTTGGGAATCGAGATTGAGCAAGAATATGTTGACATTGCTGAAGCCAGACTCTCATATTGGTTAGCACAACCTCAACTAGTAAGGGTGTAGCTCATGCGGTATGTCCTTCAGCGTCATTGGTGGAAAGGGCAAATAGTTATTCGTTGGGGTCCGTCATCCCAGCACTATGACCTCCGTATTCAGGAAGGGCCTAAGAAGTATTGGCATCTCGTGATGAACGGGGATCCGAGAAAGGGCCCTGTGGTTGGATATGAGAAACCGATGCGCGGGCCATACGTTACAGACATCAAGGGCAACAAGGTTAATGTCATGACCCTCAAGGGCCGTGTTCAGTTGAAGCCTAGGACGCCAGCCAACCCGACGAAGGAGACGCCTGCCTACTTGGAGACTCTGGAATCAGGGGAGGCGGAGTGGTTGGAGCGAGGCAGGGAAATCGCCAAACTTAAGATGGGCAAGTATGTCCTCTTCCTCCGCCGCGAATCTCCAGACTCTCCATTCTGGGAAGTCTCCCTCTCTCAGGGTCCAAAGGTCGAGAAGTCCTGGGAAGCCGAGATCCTGAAATCGGATGACGAGAAGCAGCTCATTTACGGGGTCGTCATGAAGCCAGATGTCCCCGATTCTCAGGGAGATGTGGCAAGCAGAGAGGAGATCGAGGAAGCCGCTCACGTTTATCTCGAGAAGTCGAGATTCATTGACTATCGTCATGAGAAGGTTCTTCCTCAGTCTTCCGCGATTCCCGTGGAATCATACATCGCCCCTGTGGACTTTGAGATGAACGGGAGAAAGGTTCCAGCTGGCTCATGGGTGATGGTCACCCACATCAAGGACCCCAAGATATGGAAGGAGGTGAAGGAAGGGCTGATAAAGAGCTATTCCATCCGTGGCTTCGGCACGCGGATTCCAGAAGGAGGTGATTGATGACGAAACGGAAATTCAGGCTAAAAGACATTGATGTACTGTCTGTCGGCTTAGTCCCAAGAGGGGCAAACCAAGAGGAGTTTTTCCTCTTAAAATCGGATGAAGGAGGTGGCGAAATGCCGGAGGATTTTGAGGAACTCGATCTCACGCCTGAGACTGAGGAGATCGAAGAGGAGGTCGAGAAGGTGGAGGAAGGGGAGAATCTTCTTCAACGTCTCGCCCATTTGCTCTTGAGGGAAGCGGAGACGGAGAAGGCGACCCCCTCCAAGGAAGTTCAGGAAGCGGCTAAGCAGGCTCTGGCTGCCCTGAATAAGATCCCGCTTCCCCCAGGTCTGGGGTTGGCGAATGTCAAGAAGTACCTCGCTGACCTCGCCGCGGGTAAGGCTGGCTATGGCTACCCGAAGTATGGCTACCCTGAGAAGTATGGGTATCCAGAGCCAGCGAAGAAGGAAAGTGAGGAAATGGAGAAATCAGGTCTACCTAAAGAGGTTGAGGAAAAGCTGGAGATCCTCGAGAAGGCCAATGAGGATTTGAAGGCTCGCTTGGAGAAGGCCGAGCAAGAGGCTCAGCGGGAGCGGGACGAGCGTCGAAAGCAAGAGCTCCTGGAGAAAGCCCAGCGCTTTGTCGCCATCCCTGGCAAGCCGGATGAGCTGGCTGATTTCCTCTTCTGGCTAGAGAAGCAGGGTGAGGAAGGCCAGGAGAAGGCTGAGTGGATCACAGGGCTTCTGAAGGCCGCGGATCATCAGCTCGTGGACGCGGGTCTGTTCCAGGAGGTCGGCTCTTCGGTTGCCCCCAAGGAGCGCACGGCCTTGGAGAAAGCTGAGCAAATCTCTAAAGAGCAGAACATCCCGTTCGCTGAGGCTATTCTTCAGCTCTCCCCGGAGGAGCAGCAGGAGCTCTTGGAAGAGCGACGGGAGAAAGGGAGGTAAGAGATGGCTTACGAATCTGGATTCTCTTGGGATCTAGGGATCCTATCCGCCTCCGGTGATTTGTCGGACAAGCAGTACCATTTCGTCGAGCTCGCCAACACGGAGGGGTATGTTCGCGCCGCAACTGGCGCTTCCGGTCCCATGCCAATTGGCGTGCTTCAGAATGACCCGGAGGACGGGGAGGAGGCCCAAGTACGCATCCTGGGTGTTACTCAGGTCTATGCTAACGCGGCATCTGCGATCAATGTCGGTGATTTCGTGACCAGCGGGTCTGATGGGCAGGCGATCCTGGCGACAGGGAGCCCGATGGCAGGAATGGCCCTGAACGCCTTGGCCAGTGGCTCTGGCGTTCTGATCAGCGTCTTGCTCTTCCCTGCTGGAGTTCGCTTGACTGATAACACGCCGTGAGGGAGGTGATTTAAATGGCTAGGCCAACCCGAAATGATGTTCATCTGAACGCGGCGCTTACGAACATCTCCATCGCGTATAAGAATCCCTCTTATATCGCGGAGCAGGTGTTCCCTGTGGTGCGCGTTCAGAAGCAGTCAGACTATTACTTCATCTTTGATGCGGGAGCATGGTTCCGGGATGAGGTTCAGGTTCGAGCCCCAGGGACAAGGGCTGCTCGGGCTGATTACTCGATCTCGACCGCATCCTATGTCTGCGTCACTTACGCCATCGCGAAGGGCGTGCCGGACGAGGTGCGCGAGAACGCGGACGCTCCTTTGAAGCCGGATGTCGAAGCCACGCAATTCGTGACTGACCAGCTCCTGCGTGCGCAAGAGCGACGCGTAGCCGCTTTGATTACCGGCTCTGCGAACTGGGCATATGCTGCATCACCAACCACCCAGTGGACCTCGGATACTTCTGATCCCCTGGGGGACATCGAGGCCGCAAAGGATGAGGTGGTCCAGCGTATCGGCCGCGTGCCCAACACGATGGTGATCAGCTATGAGGTGTGGCGCTATCTCAAGAATCACCCTGATCTCCTAGGCCCGGCTGGCTGACTGGCCTTCCTTCGCCGAATCATAGAGCGCAGCGCCGATGAGCAACCGGTCCACACCGAATAAGGTCCTGGCTTGCTCAGGGGTGATCACCCCGGTCGGGTTCGTATATTTCAGCCGGTCCAGGAGATCAGGGTGATTCTTGAGATAGCGCCACACCTCATAGCTGATCACCATCGTGTTGGGCACGCGGCCGATACGCTGGAC